GGCGATGCTGGACGTTCTCAGAAAAGGGATAGACAAGGCAGAATCTGAGAGGGACGCGGCAGATCATCAAGCGAGCACCATACAAGCGGAAATCGCAGGTTTTCTTGCGCAGCCGGCACCCTCAGCCATCCCTTATCCCGCCGAACACGCTGATAATCTGGCGAAGAAAAAACAACTCGAGGCTGAAATTGTCCAGCTTCAGAACGGACGCTCTCAAGAGATCTCGAGGTTGAAAGAGGAGATCGATTCCCTTAATACCCAGATCGCCGAGAAGGAAAAGATAATCGGGCAGATTGATGGGGCCGAGAAGAGCCGGGCGAGAGTCGAAGAACTGAAGGCTCAAGAGAAGAAACTCTCCGCGGAGTTCGAGCGATTGGAGCAAGAACTTTACCTCTGCGAGCAGTTCATCCGGGCAAAGGTCAACTTTCTGACTGATAAGATCAACTCCAAGTTCCAGATCGCCCGGTTCCGCCTCTTCGACCAGCAGATCAACGGCGGGTTGGCGGAGTGCTGCGAAGTCACAGTCAACGGCGTGTCATACGGCGGAGGTCTCAACAACGGCATGAGGATCAACGTCGGGCTGGACATCATTAACACACTGGCAGATCACTACGGATTCGACGCTCCGATCTGGTGTGACAACGCGGAGAGCGTGGTGCAACTACTCCCGACAAAGGGCCAGCAAATCAGGCTCTACGTGAGCGAGGCCGACAAGGTTCTCCGTGTGGAGAGGGCGCGGGAGGCGGTGGTGGCGTGAGCTGGGGCGAATTGACGTGTAAGAACTTTGGGCATTGTGATAAGGCGCATCCATTGAAGTGCAACAAACAGTGTCCCGATTACAAAAAGAAGGAGGAAAAGTAACATGGCAGGACAAACAGGAACCTTAGAGAAACCAACCACGGCGGTGGGATCCGCCAAACCGCAGACAGCAATCGGACGGCTGAAATCCGCTCTGTATGCACCAAGCACACAGGAACAGTTTCAGAACGTATTGAAGGATCAGGCGGGGACTTTCATCGCCTCAGTGCTCGACGTGGTGTCCAGCGACAAGTACCTTCAGGAGTGCGAGCCGAACAAGGTCATCATGGAGTGCATGAAGGCTGCTTCGCTCAAGCTGCCGATCAACAAGAACTTGGGCTTCGCCTATGTGATCGCTTACAAGGGCGTTCCTCAGTTCCAGATGGGGTATCTGGGGATCATCCAACTCGCCATGAGAACGGGCCAGTTCCGTTATCTGAATGCCGACGTGATATACGAGGGCATGAGTGTCGAGAAGGACTATCTCACCGGCAAGACGCAGATTTACGGTGGGGCAACGAGCGAGAAGGTGACCGGATACTTCTGCTATATGGAGCTTCTGAACGGATTCAACAAAACGATTGTGATGAACAGATCGGAAGCCGAGGCTCACGGTAAACGGTTCTCCAAGACGTTCAGTAACGGCCCCTGGCAGACAGACTTTGACTCGATGGCACTGAAGACCGTCATCAAGAAGATGCGCAAGTTCATGCCGTTGTCAGTCGAGATGCAGCAGGCGTTCTCTTCTGAGGATGAGGACGTGGTGGACGCAGAGATCGCCCAGAACGCCAACAGGGGGGAGATCATCGAGGTTCAAAGGGCTGACCCTCATACCGGAGAAATCACCGACCAGAAGAAGCTCGATCCGGGGTTCTAGAGTAGAAACTTTTGAAGAAGGGGCTGGTTCTCCGTAAACTAGGGCGAACGACAGGAGCGAAAGCACCACTAGCTCCATAAAGAAAACATCATGATTGAGACGATTGAAACAGCGATAGAGCAATGGAAGGACATTCCGGGGTGGGAAGGAGTATATCAGATATCCAGCTTCGGAAGGCTCAAGAGTTTCAAGGAAGCCAAAACCGGACGAATTCTTTCCAATATCAATAGCAATGGCGATTACTTATCGGTGATACTCATTTCCCAAGGGCGGAAACAAGCAACAAAAATCCATCGGTTGGTCGCAGAACTATTCATCCCCAACCCAGAGAGTAAACCGGAAGTTAATCACAAGGACACCAACAAGCAAAACAATCGGGTTGACAATCTGGAATGGGCCACAAAGTCAGAGAATATGATCCACGCCGTCGGCATGAATCCTGAGATGGTCAAGGGTATGAATTATTACAACCAATATGTCAGGCCAAAGTCCATCATTCAGCTAAGTCTAACCGGGGAAATAATCGCCGAATACCCTAACGGACGCGAGGCAAGCGAGGCCACCGGAGTATGCCATAGAAATATTATTCAGGTTGCCTCTGGCACTGAGTATAAGCCGGGGAAAGTGCGAAAGCAGGCAGGTGGATTTGCGTGGAGGTTCAAGTGATCGACTTCAAGTCGTATGCAAGTAGTAGTGCCGGAAATCTGTACACGGTCAGCGACGGCCAAACGCGCATCATGTTGGAGTGTGGTCTATCGTGGGCCAAAATCCAGAAGGCGCTTAACTTTGAGGCCTCTTCCTATGCCGGGGCGCTACTCACTCATTTTCATAAAGATCACAGTGCAGGGGTGAAGGACGTGGTCGCCCACGGAATCGACTTGTGGGCCTCCAAGGAGACCATCGAGGCGTGTGGTATTACTGGCCACCGCGTATGGGTTGCCGAACCACTGAAGCCCTTCCAGGTAGGGACGTGGCAGGTTATCGGGGTAGACGTGAGTCACGATTCAGAAGGGTGCCTCGCATGGCTGATGTCCAACAAGGCGGGAGAATCTCTTCTCTTTGCAACCGACCTTGCGTACATGACTTATCGATTCCCCAAACTCAGCGTTCTGGCAATCGAGGCCAACTTCGACGAGGATCTCATCCGCGAGAACGTGGCCTCCGGAGAGGTTGACCGCTTCGTGAAGAGAAGGACTTACGGGACGCATTTATCTATTCAGAGGGTGCTGGACTTCCTGAAGGCCAACGATCTCTCCCAACTGAGGGAGGTTCACTTGCTGCATTTGTCCAATGCCAATTCAGACGCCGAGGCGTTCAAGCGAAAAGTTCAGGAGATTACCGGGGTTCCGGTTTTCGTTCATTAAAAGGAGATCGATGAACATCCGAGAGCAAATCATACAAGCCTTTGAAACTTGCCCAGAGGAGAAGCCTGATTACTGTGCGACTCGTAGCAATGGGGATTGCTTCCAGTGTGTGAAGCAACAGGTGGTGGCCTTGTTCCCTGTAGAGGAATCCGAACCCGTTCAGCCAGCATCCACGCTTCTGACTGATGAGGAAATCTGCAAGGTGTGTATGGAGGACTTTCAGCGTGTCTGGAATAGACCAAAGCCAAGACCATGCGAGAACACCGCAAATGCTTGCACGGTGGCACGATTACTTAGGCGCATCGCCCAAGCACAGATGGTGGAGGATGCGAAGGCCTTGAGGGGAAAGCGGGTATGGCTGAAATTTGGCACACAGTTAATCGGATCCGACATAGTGTTCTTTACATGCTCGCCAGAGGAGTATGAAGACCTCAAGAAGCTGTCGGAGGGGAATTGATGAGAGAGAAACCAATCTTGTTCAAGGGTGAGATGGTTCGTGCCATACTGGAAGGCCGGAAGACGCAGACCCGCAGAATCAAGGCTCCGTGGGAGGTTGGGGATAGGCTTTGGGTGAGGGAAACGTTTTGCCACAAAATAGATTCAATTACTGCAAAGGTATCGGAAACTGAATTTTGGTACAGAGCTACAACCCCGGACGTTATGAAAGTGGATGGGGATGGGGCTATTGAACTAGCAAAAGGTGGTTACGAGGCATCACCGTGGAAGCCCTCAATATTCATGCCTCGATCAGCCAGCCGGATCACGCTTGAGGTCATTGGGAAGCGTCAGGAGCGGTTGCAGGAGATCAAAAACGAAGACGCAAAAGCAGAAGGCGTTATACCGATGACATGTTGTTTGCCTGGGGCCGCGCATTATATCAGGCCGTTCCGAGACATTTGGGATTCCATCAACGGCAAGAAGCCTAATTGCTCTTGGGACTATAACCCGCTTGTGTGGGTGACTGAATTCAAGGTGGTAAAACCATAAAAATTTTTACCCACCCGATCGTTCCGATTCGTTCGGATTGCGTGGAGAAAGGTTGAGAGAAGGTAGCTAAGAATGACGATCCCGATGCTAAATGAATCCAAAATCATCTACTCACTGTTCGACTATTCAGGGAATTGGTCGCAGCCCTATGTAGATGCTGACTACGATGTCCGACGGGTTGATCTGAAGTATGGGGATGATGTTCGGTTGCTGGAAATACCAAAAACCCCAGTATATGGCATTCTGGCGGCTCCTGTGTGTACGTCGTTCGCGGGATGCGGCGCACAGTATTGGCCCGCAAAAGATGCGGATGGGCGAACACTCCAAGGGTTGGAGCTGGTTGGCGCAGCGTGTCGGTTCATTCTCTCGTGCAACCCGGAGGGCTTCTGGGTGATTGAGAATCCTGTAGGGCGGTTGAATAGATGGATTGGAAAGCCGAGGTTTTATTTCAACCCTTGCGATTATGGAGACGCGTACACCAAAAAGACAGCACTATGGGGCCGGTTCAACATCCCGGTTAAAAACCCAGTTGAGCCGGTGCGGGTTTGCAGCCAGGGTAGCTGGGTTCAGAAACTGGGGGGGGGTGACAGAGAAGACAAAGGAATTGCGGAGTATGACACCGATGGGATTCGCGAGGGCTTTCTTTGAGGCAAATAGATAATTTTTAACCTACCCACACGGTGAACAGAGAGTGCTAAGAAGGTAAAGAGAGGCGAGAATGGCAAGAACGACACGAGATATAGTTGATTATTTTCCGCATGACGCCAGGGCTAGTTCAAGCGACACCCTGATCATCCTTCAGGAGCGATTCGGCAACGACGGGTACGCCTTTTGGTTCAAGCTCCTGGAAAAGCTATGCCGCTCAGAGGGGTTCTTCATCGATTGCCGCAACCCTGTCAAGCAAGAACTTCTCTTTGCCCACTGCCATATTACACCGGAAAAAGGAATAACTATCGTAGAAACGCTAGCAGACCTCGACGCAATAGATAAAACCCTTTGGGAAAATCATGTCGTTTGGTGCCAACATTTGGTCGACAACCTGGCAGAAGTATATAAAAACAGGCGACGAGAAAAACCCCAAAAACCAGTAATTACAGGAAGTAAACCAATAACTACAGGAGATAATGATAATCCTTCCTGTAGCACTCCTGTAGAAATCCCACAAAGTAAAGTAAAGAAAAGTAAAGAAAAGGAAAGTAAAGAAAAGAATATAGCTTTTTTTGAGAAATTCTGGGAACTCTACCCCAAGAAAACCACGAAGAAGGAAACTCTGGATTACTGCACGAAGATGCAGCTTGATGGTGACTTAGACACGCGAATCCTGTTGGCGCTGGAAAAGCAGAGTAAAGCTAAGGCCATGATTCGTGAGAGTGGACAGTTCACCCCTGATTTTCCTGATCCTATTCGTTGGTTAAAAAAAGAGCGTTGGGAAGACGAAATTCAGACAGGAGGAAACAATGGCAAGCAACCCATTTCTGGAAATCAAAGAGCGTCTGAGCCACGCCCAGGTAGTTCCGGATACCAGTACACCGAGTAAGCCTGTTTGCCCGACCTGCAAAGGGCATGGATCGGTCGTCCTCGATGTGGACCCGGATGATCTGAGGTTCGGAAAGTCGTTTATTTGCCCGGAATGCGGGGCAGAGAGATTGAAATCAATTTACTGGAAAAATTGTGGGATACCGGAAAACCGGAGGGGCTGCACGTTTGAAACCTTCAGGGCATTACCCGGAACCGAGAAGGCGCTTGCGATGGCACTGGCCGTGGCAGCCAAGAACCAAACCGTAGTGATCTACGGACCCCCTGGAACCGGCAAAACACATCTAACCTATGCCTCGGTGATTGAGTCGATCAACTCCGGAAAGCCGGCACGAGTGATCCGGTGTCTTGAATGGCTCAACGAGATCAAAAGCAGGATGCGGACTCCGTCGGCTGAGGAAGCGGCCGTCACCGTCGAGCAGCTCATCCGCGGGCATCAACTGATCCCGTTCCTGGCGATCGACGAGCTGGAGGTTCGAACGGAATGGGAGATCCAGACGATTGACGATCTGGTTTGTGGTCGAGAGGCCAACCAACTCCCAACACTGATAACCACCAACTGGGACAAGGCCAAGATTGAGCAGGTTCTTCCGAGAATCTACAGCCGGGCGGAACTGGTACTCAACAAAGGCGCCGACTATCGCAAGAAATAAAAGGAGGAGCGATGAAACGACAAACCCAAATCCACAAACCGAACCGAGCCGATCCGTGGAAGCCGATCAAGCCGTTGATCTGTGCGGATGAGCCGGAGAGAGAACCGGCCTACTGCAAGAAGTGCAGGGGCAAACTGAGCGAGGCGAACCGAGCCCGGGGGATTTGCTTCCGGTGCCAGAGCGCGGAGCTGGACAAACGAATGGTTACAGGGAAGTTGAAGGGATTTTATCCGACCACATAGGAGGGAACATGGATAACGTAACTCGCCCAAACGATAGCACCACCCTTGAGGAATGGATTATCACAGAGCATTACCCTCACCGAAACTGCGGATTGAGGGTCGTGCTTCGAGCGGGAGAGAAATCAGTTTGCACTCACCGCGACTTCAAAGGAATTCATGAGTGCAAGTTTGAGACTTGCCCGAAGCAAAAGGAGAAAGTGGAGGTGGTCGATGTCCCTTGAAGAAGTTCAGGAAAAGCTCTGGACGGTGTCCGCCAGCCGGAGCAAGAAAAGCCGGGGAGAGTTCAACAAACTGGTGAAGCAGCTCGTCTACCAGGCGGCGGAGTTCGGGGTACAAGGCGGAGTGCAGCTAAAAGCGGATTTGGCGTTGAAGATGATGAGTCGGCAGGAACCGGATCAGCCTGACTGACAGGAGGGGAAAGATGAAGATCGACATTCACTTCTACTGGAACGAGTGGGTGTGTCCTCGAAAGAAGGGGAACATCGTTGATTTTGGGCCTTTTATGATTGTTTGTTGGAGGAATTATGGCAGGAGGTAGAGGGCCAAAGGCGAAGGGGTCTGCATTTGAAAGAGAGTGTGTCAAAGCGGCTCAGTACCACGGATTAGAGGCTAAACGAGCGTGGGGAAGTAATGGAGAGGCACTAGGATTAACGTCAGACGTTGATTGTGTCATCGGTAAGCTAACCGCACAGTGTAAGAGGCGGAAACGTCTCCCTGATTACCTGGTGCCGCCTGAGGGGGTCGATCTGGTGCTTACTAGGGCGGATAATGGACCCGCTCTGGTGATTATGCGATTTGAGCAATTCTTAGAAGGGAAGGGAGGCCGATGAGATGCAGCCCACCTACACACTCGCAGAGGTAACAGCAATTCTGCAAGACTACTACGGCCAGTCCGAGGCTCACGGGAGTGTGACAGTTGAGGTTCATGCTGGCAAGTTCACAAGGATTCGACAGGAGGTGACGAGCAAACCAACAGACGAGAGACAGTATAGGCTCAAAGTAGACTAACACAATCTGGGAAATCTTCTGGCCCTGGCGGGACCACCGAGGGGCACTGGCTTAAATGCTGGTGCCCCTTTTTGTTTATCCAAAAAAGGAGGGATTGAAATGCAGACTTGGAAGGAAATCCGAAAAAAGGTAGAAACCGCGATAGCTTATTGGGACTGTCTGGATGCTTACCACGAAGAACCTAGATACTCTGAGAACCCCACTCCGGTGCAGAAAAGCGATGCGTCAAGCCTGCTCACTCCGGGACAGGAAGAAATACTCACGATGCAACTCTACATTAACCTGTTCGGGCCAGAGTTGGAGGCTTCGCACCGGAAGGTCATCGAACAGATGAAAAAGTGGGGGGATGTGGGCGTGGTGGTCAAGATACTGGACCTGAAACGGTCTAGCTGCGACACCTATTACCGTGATGCCGTTATCGCGTTGACTGACAAGATATTTGCACGTCAGTTAGAAATAGGTGATAGATAGAAAATTCCAAAACTATTGACAAAATAGACACGGATCGAAAATTGACCGTGCTATACTGATAGTGTCAGTATGTGAGGATCACAGAATCCTGCACATGATTACAAGGGGCGAAGAGATGCTATATGCACCGCCCCGACTGCATGATGCCGCCTGCGGGCGGTTTTGTTTGTTTATATGCGCCGAATCTCCCTGAAGAAGGCCATCCAGAAGCGGAAAGAGCGGATTCTGATCGATCAACTCATGGAGCGGTGCGGCGGGGTGTGCGAGGAATGTGGTAGACCTCCAACTTGGCTCGGTCTTTCCAAACATGAGATCGTTTTCCGCTCTCATGGGGGAGACCCTCTGGACCCGGATAATTGCAAACTGTTGTGTTCTCGTTGCCACTCGGCCAAGCATGGATTATGAAGCGCAAAAAGAAGGCCACACCAAAACCCAAAGTGAAGCGGGAAGAGAAGCCGTTTACCCCCTATTCCAAAGCGCAGCAACTGAGAAAGCATGGAAATTAAAGAACTCCTGATCAAAGACCTCAAGCCGTGGGGGAAGAATCCCCGCAAGCACGATGTTGAAGCATTGACAAAATCTATTGAGAATTTCGGCTTTCGCTCTCCATTGGTGGTCAATAGGACTTCAGATGGTTATCAGGTGGAGGCGGGACACGGAAGGCTGCAGGCCGCTAAGAAGGCGGGGCTCAAATCTGTGCCCTGTCTGATCGTCGAGGATGACGAGGTGACGGCGGCTGCCTATGCGTTGGCAGACAACAAGCTGCAGGAGAAAGCCGAGTGGCTGATTCCTGAACTGAAGGACATTTTGGAAAGCCTTGACACCGGGGCCTTCGACATGGAGTTAACCGGTTTCGACTTAAAAGAGATCGAAGACCTGATGACACAAGAACACCAGACAACGGAAGATGAAAAGCCGAAGCCAAGCGAAAAGAAGATGGTTGCTTGCCCTAATTGCGGCTGTGAATTTGAGCCTAAGTAAACACTATGCCAAACCGCGCACCTCACCCTTGCAATGCCCCAGGCTGTCCAAGCACTACACATGATCGTTACTGTGAGCAACACGCTCACTTGAGTAGACAACCAGACAACAGGCCAAGCGCGGCACAGAGAGGGTACTCGGCTGAATGGCAGAAGATCAGGGCCGAGGTATTAGAGGCCAATGGCATACCGAGAGAGCAATGGCATCTATACGACGTGCACCATGATCCACCCTACAATCCGGCCATTGAGCCAGATCACAGACGGTACACGCTGACTCCTGCTTTGCATGGGCAGCACTCAAGGCATACCGCCAAGCATCAGGGCTTTGGCCACTACTCAACGATGATGCGAGGCGAGAGAGAGACGAGATGACAATCGGCAAAATTGCCGAAAGGTTAGAGACATTGCCAATGCGTTTTTCTAGCACCGAACGTACGCTAGACCGTGCGGGCAA